CTCGCCTATGAATGCGCGGCTTCTCTGGGACGCTAGACCCTCCAAGCTTGAGTGGAAACCCATTAACCTCCCTGACCACGCCTGGTACGCTGGACTAGAGTACTGGTTGACTGACGCCGAAGTAAACTGGTACCGTAAGATCATCTGGGTCAAGGACAGTGTTGGTAACACCGGTAAGACAGTCTGGGGACTGAAGATGTATCAGGAGAAGAAAGCCTGGTATATAAACAGTGTGGGTAACGTACGCGACATGGCACAGAACATCAAGATGGCCTGTGAGAACGGTTGGACTGGGGAGATGCTCATTGTGGATCTCCCTCGTGATGCGAAGGACTATAAGTCCATCTACGCCGCATTGGAGATGCTGAAAGGTGGTCTAGTCACTACGACGAAGTACACTGGTGGCAACATCCAAATCCCCTTCGGTGCTAAGATCGTAGTGTTGGCGAACTTCTGGCCTCGTACCGAGTCCTGTTCGCACGATCGTTGGCTGCTGCTCGAGATTGAGAACCCCGATATGTTGAAGCTCCAGACCGTCGCTAATGTAGTCGCTGAGATGCGCGAAGAGTATGAACGTAACTATGAAGGTCCGCGCAGTACTACCTGTGATAAGTTCAGGGACATGGAGATCTTGGACGATCAATGGTAAATCCTGAACCCCGTTGTCTAGACGATCGTCTAGACTGGCCGATAACCACGGGCCGCCTCTGTAATATTAGGTGTTCGCGGCCCGTGGATTACCCTAGGGGAAGAGAATGCCGGTTCCCCCGACCCAATCGTGAAAAGAATGAAGTCACATCCCATTCGGGGGGGACTCCGCCCCCCCTGCGACCCCCCCTCTTCGCGGTGGTGTCCCCCAATGCTGTGACCTGATCCCCCTAATGCTGGGACCTGATCCCCCGGTAGTTTTCCATATAATGGCGGGGCATGGCAAGCGTTTGATCGTCATGTCGACCTCGGATCACGGGACCGACCTCCGGGGGAGGCTCCGCCGGCAGGATGAAGTGATAGCGAGTCACTGACTCACTCACTGACCTCGTCCGGCCTTCGGCCTCTGGCCTTCGGCCTACCGGGTCAGTCAGTCAATAAGTAACTCGCTTGAGCATGGATCCATGCTCATCAAGAGTCCTTGAAGTAGAGACGCGAGTGATATGAGAAGAATGGGTCTCCGACCGCTGCGCTGTCACTAATGACTACCATGAAGATGCCGTTGTCTTCGACTGTACCGAGATTGTCAGTGAAGTTGATAGTTCGTAGCTTGGGTGACTTGACCCGGATATCCCCTGTAACCTGCATGTCTCCTGCGGTAGATAGACTGAAGAGTTCATCATAGAGGACCTTGTATGTCCTGTTGTACTGACGATCGTATGGTGAGAGAGGTGCTCTAATGTTCGCAGTTGATTCCAGCACGTTGGCTGCGGTGGGTGTTCCACCCCCTATGGTCTGAAGTACTATGACTCGGAGAAGGTTGGTATTGTCTCCGTTGGTGTAGCATGCCCATCTAATTCTTAGTGTGCTGGGGTTGATCTCTACCCCTACGTACTGAACTTCGCTGGTACCCTGAGTGATACCGTTGGTGAGGTTGTAGACTGCACCGGAGTAGTTGATGCCTGCTGAACCGCTAACATCGTAAGACTTGGTTTCCTTCGTCTTCATAGTCTCCTGCCTAACAACCTGTCTAATCGCCTTATACGGGACCGCCGTCGACGACTTCTTAGCGCGCGGCGTGTACATCCTCTTACGATATGGGACCATGCCATACTGCTTCTGAGCAGGATTCATTTTAGTGGTTTGGTTCTGTTTAAGGTACTTTAGAGTACTTGAACCAATTCTGTGAAAAAAATTTTCACGGAGTTCGTGTGGTTGTAAAACAAGCCAAGTGACTGACTGACCGACTGACTGACTAACCCAATATGGAACCGGCCAAAGATTTCAGGATTCAGAACAAGTGGGTGTACCTGACATACCCCAGATGCTACTTCGAGAAGAACGACTACCGAACATGGCTTAAAGAGAAGAGCAAAGCCAAGATCCTTAAGATCAAGATTGCTCAAGAGACTCACGAAGACGGTGAGCCGCATATGCACGTACTCATTACCTATGAGAAAACCTTTCAGACACGTAACTGCCGGTACTACGATTATGAGGGACACCACCCCCATGTAGGTGATAAGAATGGCAAGAACCCCAAGAATGCGCATGAGTATGCGAAGTGTGTTAAGTACATCTGTAAGCAAGACAAGGACTTAGAAGTGACTAAGGAGGTTGCTGAGGCAGTTGAAGTATGGAACTGCGACTCCTTAAGTGAAGCTATGCTGGTTGCCTCGCCTATGAATGCGCGGCTTCTCTGGGACGCTAGACCCTCCAAGCTTGAGTGGAAACCCATTAACCTCCCTGACCACGCCTGGTACGCTGGACTAGAGTACTGGTTGACTGACGCCGAA